GAGTGCCAACCTCGGGTGGCATCCAGACACTTAATTCCTTGCGGTCAAGGCTACCCTTATAGTCCCAGATGGAACACGGCATTTCACGGGCACCCGCCATTGGAATTGAGGAAGGAACGGTGGCTTCAAACTGCCACTGAAACATCACTTTGTCGTCGCCATCACCTTTGGCAAATGTGGCTGGAGGGAATCCAAGGATCTTGGTGACTTCAGCAGCAGTGATATTGGACAGCGTACCGGTGCAATGTGCGGGATAAAAGTCCCATGTTTGTTTGATTTTCATAGTATTAGCACCCGCAGTCTTGAGCAAGATTTTCAATGATGGCCAAAATAGCCTCTTCGTGGTCTGTGCACAAACCTCCATCAACTGCGTCTTGTGCTTCTTGTTTAATAAGTGCGATGATTTGTTCGTAGGGAGTCATAGTATTATTCCTCGGAGGTGTTGAGCAGGTTGTCTGCGTTGTAGCGGCTAATATCGTGTGCTTCCTGATCGATCTCACGTTGACCGACCTGGATGACTCCAAGGGCCAGAGCTTCGTGCTTTGCTTTGAGCTTCTTGCGAAGGCGAGCAATGACAGCAGCTTTATTGACTTGATATTTCCCGTTGGGGAGCTTTTTGGTTAACTTCATAATATAATAGTACTCAATTCTGGGAGAAAGTAAACACCTAAGAATGTCCTAAGTGATTGATAGCCAAGAGTGGCTGAAAATAGTTTAGCTGGCGTTGCAGCGTACAATGTCATGATATCCTTTCACTCCCGCTGGGGTGTGTGGGAGACCAAAAAGTGATAAGGTTTTTTTCTCACCGACCGTGAGGAGTTTGCGATACTGCTGACACTCTGCTTTTACTCGGTCAGTCCACGCAGGCACGAGAGCCGAGTTTGCGGCTGCTTCATCTCGAAGGGCTTTCATCTTTTTGATCGTTGGGCTTACCCAGCCTTTGGACTCGAGAATGACAACCGGGGTTGTGTCGCTCATGGCATTGAAGTATTCTTCAACCGTGAAATTGGCAATAAGGAACTTGACAAAGGAAGCACGATCGCGTTTGCAATGCTTGAAGCGGGCCACGAAACGATATTGTTTCGGGTATTGACCTGAACCGTAGACCAGGTACATGCCGTCGAAGTGGAAGTTCTCTTTGGAGAAGCGTGTGTTGTTATTCATAAGATAACAATACTAAATTCTGGGAGAAAGTAAACACCTAAGAATGTCCTAAGTGATTGACCACCAACAGTCGCAAAAAATAGTTTAAAAAAAAGTGGTTGGCAACCAAATCATTGGCCACCAACCACTTATGAATCAGTACTTTTATTACTTGCTCAGCTGATAGAGCTTCGCAGCAGGACCACGGGAACCCTTGGCCTTAGGAGCATCGCCAACGATCTTGCCGTTGGTCTTGACGTACTCGTAGATGTACCAGTGATCAACGCCCACAGCATGAACAATCTCTTTCATAGTGAAAGGAGTGGCTGGGAACTTGAATGTGTTGACGAGTGAAACAGCCTCTGGTTTCTTGACGCCACGGCGAGGGGCCGTGATGGCAGATGTAGCGACTGTGGTTTGGGGAGCAGACGTATTTAACGTAGTTTTCATGATATAATTTGATCTCATAGAACAGTGTTACCGACGTGGTGACTTGCTGTTGTTCTTCAATCTTGGTATAATACTAGCACATTTAGGATCAAAGTAAACATAATAATAACAAGAGAGTCGCTATTATTCCTAAGGTGTTGGTAGTGAACCACTTAGGACTTTTTATTACGGAGCAATTTTGTGAGTAAGGTAATACGCCAGCGTATCTACATTCTTTTTTGTGTAGGAAAAGGGAACGCTATAAAACCGCCCTTCGTCCTGAATAAAGTCGTCATCAAAACCTTCCTGCTGCATATTATGAATAATTCCCTTATTGATGATATATGCCTTTGCACTTTGATTCTTAAAATCCGGAAAGACTGCAATTGTTCCAAGGGGTGATTTAATCGCCCCCTGACTTGCCCTGAGAGTCTCTTGATTGTTTAAACATGTGTCAAATTGAGCATCCACATCACAATTGTAATCAAACTCTTTGACCGCGGTAATAATATCACCCACAAACTCATAGACTGCTAGATCGGTATCTTCGTCAACAGGATAATCGTTTAACATAATTATGTCCAGAGATGTTTCCGATTACTTATTACCCAATTGCAGTATTTTGTATCTAAATCTTCTATTTCTTTCTCTTTTATCTCGATTACGGCATAATCGTCTAGACGAGTGTTTTTGAGTGGAACATCTGCCCATAAAAGATTAATTTCTTTTCCACGCAGATCTCGCCACTTGGTTGCATATTCATAGATTTCTTTAATCATTGCGGCCTGCTGAATACGTTCATCCGTATCATCCCACAGAATATGTTCAAAACATTTCTCGCGATCAACATACTCGACAATGGACTCTAGACAGAAATTTACGGTAATCGTATCAAGATCCTGATAATCTTTTGTAAATATCGCTTTCATCATATGCTTGCGTGGATGATTTAAGCGGTATTCGCACCAGTGCTTTACGTTGCTCCACTTATGCCGTATTCTGCAAAACATAATATTGCAATCCATACGAATAAAATGCTGTATCGGATATGCCATCTTTAAATGCGCATATAGTTTATCCCACTCATCGAGCTCAAGAGCATATGGTTCAACGTACCATTTTGTTGGCCAATACCAAACTTTACGTTCTCTCTTTGAGATATCCTGTGCAAGATATTCCGACACAGTGTGTACAGTACGACCGATCATATTATTTTTTTGTGGTACTAATCCGAGATGATGTTCCAAGAACCATTAAAAGTACCATTGTGGCCAACCATGTTTTTGGAGTTACGGGTATCGACAGACCAAAAAGAGTATTCAGGCTCCAGGTAACTGCAAATGGAAACCATATTAACAAAAGTATGCCCGCCACAATGGCCAATGCTATAGAGAATGCTTTCATGCGATTAGAGCACCTGAGGTGCGCCAGTCGGAGCATCGGATGTTTCCTCCGCCGCGGTCAGGGGCTTTTGAGAAATATAACGCTGTGAACCGCCCTCTTGAGGGGTGCAAAAGAACATGATGGTTGATGTGTCTGGAACAAATGCGTATTTCTTTGCATGTGCTTCCTTCTCCTGATCCGTCGCCGAGCTCTTTAGCTTCTGGGGGCGTGGAATCCTATTCATCTCGCGCATGTACTTCACCGTCTCGGTGAATTTCTTGAGCTTTCTGCGAAAGCCCTGAGATGATGTCTTTTTGTCTTGGTTTGTCATTGTTGGTTATGGTAGTTTGTACACTAAAAAATCACAGCACCTGCGGATTACTCCGATCAGCTTGATAAGATGTAAACGAAAGAAACGATACGGCTTCGTATAAAAAATGTATCTGTTATACCATTTAGCTTTATAAGCATCAATTCTATCCCACAGTTCTTTACTTTTTTGAATTCTTGGAGCGCTGTCTTCCTTGGTAAACTCTGTTAATTCGGTATGAGTTACTTTGCCATCCGTAAAAGTAACAGCATACTCAATATAGCAATCCCATCCCATTACATCTTGCCGGTAATCATACATATTTATTACACCGTGATGTTTTGTATCTTCAAGATACTCTCCGGTATATTCCATATGACCAAAATTTCCCAACCTTGGTTCGCGACTGAAATCAGGCTCGATCCATTTTGTTTCTTTGTACCTTCTTTCATATAGGATACCATCCTGTAAAACATATACCGACATAAGATCGGTAAGGTCTTTCGTTTGAAAGCTCCAGTCGCGGACATTAAGTCCTAAATGAGCCATGTCGTCATTAAACGGCATTGGATCGCTGCATTGAATTGTATCGAACATTCCCATATTGTAGATTATATCCTATACTGAATTACCCTATTTGTACACTAAAAAATGACAATGTCATCTGATCATTCAAAAGAATGAAGCTGCTACTGATTTGATTGAATTCCATTTGTGTTTCCATATTATTCTACTTTAAATCCGCTAAAATTACCGCGGGATTGTGTTACTACTTTTGAGGATGTTGGTTCTTTTGCTAAATTCTGAGCCTTTAACTCGACATCAAAGAGTTTCATCTTTGATCGATCAACTCCAATAATAAACCGCTTGTGACTTGTAAGATCATTGTAGCGATTCTTGAGCTGTTTTACAATGAGTTGTCCCAGCTTCTCAAGTTCTTCTGTGGAGATGAGTGCGAACATGAGGTCGGCAGTTGCTGGAAGACCGAATGATTCGGATGTGTCTGTAAGTTCAACATCGGATGAATTAAATCCAGCTCGAGTTGTCTGCGTTGCGGAAAAGATCGGAACATTAAACTCTACGGCAAGACCACGAATCTCTTCCGCAATTGCCTTAATGAACGAATAGGTATTTACTGCGCCTCCGACTCCCTTCATACGTGCCGATGCACAGATATTCAGATAATCAATAAAGATCACATCCGGAGTAAAATCTTTCTTTAACTTTAATTCATTCAAAAGAGCACGGAAGTGACCGGCATGAGCCGATGCTGTGGGATATTCCTTGATGATGAGTGCACCATTTGTCTTTGATGCAATCTTTTGAATTTTGCTATCATAGAGATCCTTGGGAAGAGTCACCAGTTGATCAATATTGATATTCATTAAATTTGCATCGATACGTTCTGCAATACGTTCCTCGGACATTTCTAATGTAATGTAGAGAACCTTCTTTCCTTGAACAAGATACGATGATGCCACGTGGCACATGAAGAGGGATTTACCCACGCCCGTACCTGCAAGACAGATATTCAAGGTCTTGCGAGGAACACCGCCCTTGGTAATGGTATTGAACATCTCAAGATCGAATGGAGTGCGATCTTCTACTTTGTGATAAAAATCAAATCGATCATCAGCATTGGCAATATAGTCATGACCCACCGAGTTGTCAAAGTTAATTGCCAATGCTTTCTGGAGAATCTCTGGAATTGCACCCTGAGAAGTATCCTGGCGCTTCCCATCAATGATCTGAATCGATTCCATAATCGCTAAAAACACTGCACGGTCTTTGCACCACTTCTCGGTGCTCTCGATCAGCCAAAGATCCTCCACCTTGGGATTTTGATCCAGACTCTCGATTAACTTTGCAGTCTCTGGATATATGTCCTCTCGTACATCAGCCTTTTCTAGGTCGATATGCAGAGTTGTAGGAGTTGGCAACTTATTGTATTTAACAATAAAGTCAATGACAAGTTTGTATGTTGCCTTATGAGCTCCCTCAAAATATTCAGATTTAATAAATGGTAGTACCTTGCGGCAATACCCCTCATCATTCACTAACTTCTGCAGAATTGTTGTTTGTAGGTTGTTTGTCATCTGATCCGAATTTGTATTTACCACTATCAAAGGCACTTTGAATAATATGACTTAGAATGTCACCGAGATGATTGTTAAAATCTTCGGACTTTTCCAGCTCTGCAATATTATGAGGGGCTGGAGCTTCATCTAATTTAAATTGAAAGGAAAGTCTTGCGGTTTGTCTGTCGTCACTCTCGTTGATAGAGACCTTTCCGTATGTAACAATAGCACCCGAGTATTCACCCTCCTTGATCTTCACGGAATACATTTCCGAGAGAGGTTTCTCGACGAATGCATATGAATTGGATGTAATTGAATTAGATTTCATCGTCATCAATAATTGCTGGACTGTAGTGTTGTCCATCAATACCAAGAGTATAACGTTGACGAATATAGTCTTTGAATTCCTTTAAATCAAGGATGTCCTGCCAGAATTCTTTATTGTAGGTATCTTTCTCGCGATACTTTGCCTCATTACCCTTCTTTGCATACCATCCCATTGAAGGCTTTGTGACAAATCCACCCTCAAGGGCAACATCAAGAAGACCTGAGTATTTCTCAACGCCATTTGCAAACGAGACTGAGATGGGAACTTTGGACTTTTCTTTCACAAACCGGGATTTGTCAACATTGATTACGAAATGGTAACCTTCAATGCCTTCATCACCCTTGTCTTGCTGACGCCCGAGAATCCAGACTGTATTGGCAGAATAGTAGAGACCCGTGCCGCCTGAAAGAACATCCTTGGGATACATGTCCTGAGTCTTGTATGTATGACCAACCGCAACGAGAGGAATGTCCTTCATTGCAAGATGTGGAGTGACCATGCGGAAGAGACTCTTGAATGCTTTTGCACGAGTCATATCAGCCACAGATTTCTCATTCAGAGCATCCTCAACTTCTTTCTTAGAAGCAAGATTACCCACAGAGTCAATCATGATAATCACTTTATCGCTCTTCTCGATGCCATCTAATTGCTTCATGAGATCGAATTTGAGATCTTCAACATTCAGAATTGGGCAATGAAGAACACGGCTAGTGTCAATGCCAAAGGTCTTGAAATAAGCCTGAGGAGAACCAAATTCCGAATCATAAAAGAGAACAACCGATTCGGGATATTTCTTCATGTACGCAGCAATCATGATCAGTGCAAATGAAGTCTTGAAATGCTTTGAAGGACCTGCGAGGACAGTAAGACCTGATGTGAGACCTTTCTCAAGATCGCCCGAAAGAGCAACATTGATCATGGGAACATCCGTAGGAATACTGGGACTTTGATTGAAGATTTGAGAATCCTCAAGAGTGGCGGAACTTT